TTAATCGTACTGCTTTAGATCCACTAAATCAAAGAACTGGAAATTCATTATTATGTTTTAGAGATGAAAAAGCATTTGGTGGAGATGTTACTAAAATATCTCAAAACCATCAGTTTAGTTCTTTTGAACCTCAAATAAACTTCCTTACTCCTAGCAATACTACAGATTTACTAGCATCAGTAAGAACAATTAGTGGAACAAGTGCAGGTGGTTCTGAAGTATCATTCTTAGATCAAGGACTTGAAGCAGTATCACTGAATACATTTAAATTCTTTGAAACTCCCAGATTGATAACATCAACAATAAATGAAGATAAATTGACTGCACTTCCAAAACAAAAATCATTCTATTTAGATTTGGAATTGGCAAGTGGTGATGAAAATTTATCACCAATTATTGATTTAAAAAATGCAACATTTATTTTTGGAAGAAATAAAATCAACAATCCTGTAGGTTTAGAAAATTATGCAACCGACTCACGCACGAATCAAATAATTAATGATCCTCACGGTTCAGTATTCATATCTGAAAGAGTTGATTTAGAACAACCAGCTACTTCATTAAAAGTTCTCATTGCTGCAAACGTATTACCAGATGCAGACTTTAGAGTATTTTATAGATTATATTGTGCTGATTCTTCTGAAGTAGCATTAACATATAGAGCGTTTCCTGGTTTCAAAAATTTACTTGATACTGATGGGGATGGATTTGGTGATCAAGTGATTGATGAAGCAAATAATGATGGAAGACCAGATGCTCGTGTGATACCTAGTGGTTTTGATGAATTTAAAGAGTATCAATTTACTGCAGATGATTTACAACAATTCACTGGATTTACCATCAAAATTGTAATGCTATCTACAAACGAATGCACACCAGTTAGATTAAGAGATATGAGAGTACTCGCTTTAGCATAATGATACCAGTAGAAGGACACAAAAATTTATTTCGTGATGAAAATTCAAATGCAATTATCAATACAGATAATGCATCTTACAATGATTACATTATTACTCGTAGAATGAATTCTGATAAGAAAGCAGAATTGGATGAAATGAAAACAGAGATAGAAACTCTCAAATCTATGTTGAAAGACCTTGCCTCAAAGATAACGTCTTAGTAAATATAAATACTTTTTAGATCTGAATAAGCTAACTTAGATGGCAGATATCAAAGTCAGAGTTGGACAACAAAATGCCACAAAGGTGATTTCATCTCTGGCAGGTGCTCAAACTCTATCATTAACAGAATTAAGTGACGTGAATATACCAAGTACCTTAGAAAATGGTATGGTACTTGTTTTTAATGGAGTGACGAAAAAATTTGACGCAACATTGGAGTTGACTCCAGGTGCAGCACAGAACTTAGACATCAATGGGGGTAACTTTTAGTGGCTAGTATTATAAGAATCAAACGATCATCTGGTACTGCAAAACCAGCGAGTTTGAATTGGGGTGAAATGGCATATGTGACTGGTATAGGTCAATATGGTGGAACTAATCAATATAAAGATAGAATATTTTTAGGTGACGATGGTTCAAACGTCAATCCTGTTGCAGGACATTATTATACATCTATGATGGAGCATACACCTGGTGCTTTAAATGGTGTAACAAACTCTAGAAACAGTGACGGTGGTATCGTAGCAATACTTGATAGTAGTAGAAAAATAGATGTTTGGAATGTAGATAATTTAACTTTAGATACTAATACTTTATCTTCAACTGATACTGATGGTGACATAATCTTTAATCCAAATGGATCTGGTGAAGTAATGATACCTGACGATACCTTCTTGGGTTTTGGTGGTGGAGCAAATGGAACAGCAGCTGCAGATTCAAAGATTGAATATGATGAGAATGGTACAGACCAACTAACATTCACTGGTGCAGATGTAAGATTTAATATTGCAACTCAATCAACTGACAAGGATACTGGTGCAGTTATTGTAGAGGGTGGATTAGGTGTAGAGAAAAATGTAAATATTGGTGGAAATTTTGCAGTTGCTGGTGGTAATAGTACACTTGGTAATATTAGGATTGAAAATAATATTATCGCATCTCTTGCAGGTGCAGAAAATAAGATATTCATTGACCCATATCCAGATGGATTAAGTAATGAAGGTGACGTTATCATCAAAGGTAACTTACAAGTTGATGGTACAACAACTACAGTTAACTCAACTCAGACAACTGTTAATGATCCAATCATGATGGTTGGTGAAACTACCAGCAAAAGAACTGTAATGACAGCAATGTCATCAGGTGCTACAGCAGTTGTGGTTGACCAAGTTACAGGTATCGCAGTAAATGACACTTTATTACACTCAAGTTTTTCTGCGAGTGGTATTGCAACAGTAACAAGTATCAACACTGGAACAAAAACCCTTTCATTCACAGGAACATCAATTGCAGGAATCAGCACACAGACTGAAATTACAATTGTACACGCAACAGATACGAATACAGACCGTGGACTTGGATTTACTTATAATACAGGCATAGGAACTGCAAACTCAACTGATGGTTTCTTTGGGATGGATGATAGTTCAATTGCCTCTAGTAGTGCTGGTGTTGGAAACCACGGTACACACGGAGATGACAGTCGTAGATGGACATACGTTCCTGATGCAACTATTTCTGCTAGTGTTGTAACAGGAACTAAAGGTTTCTTAGATATAAAAGGTATCTATTATCAGTCAGGTAACTTTAGTTCAGGTGGTGTAGTTTGGTTTGATAGCGAAGGTCTACAAAGATCTACTAACGCACCAGCATCTCCTGTAATTACATCAAAGCAAGTTTTAACTGCAATCTCTAAGGTCGTTCTAACACTACCAGGTGCTGTTACATTGACACAAGGAGACATTGTGAAGCAAGACACCACAAGTGCTTTTGGTGTTGTTGAGAGTGCTGTGAGTGGTGGTACATCAGTTCCTTTAGTTGGTGTTGAGGGGACATTTAATACCTCAAATAATTTGAGGAGAGAAGGTCAGAGTGGTGCGATTCAAAACTTGAGTACATCACCTGATGCTGTAACGAATACATATACTAATAAGCCACATTGGACTTCGACCCTAGATGGAGGAACTTTCTAAATGCAACAAAACAGTGAAGTAGATGTTAATGTATTAGTGAACTTATATCATTCAAAACTAGCAACAGCATTAAATCAAAATGTTCTTTTGGAGGCGAAACTCCAAACTCTAAAAAATGATTATGAAAAAGAAAAGCATGAACTTTTAGAGGAAATCGCAAATCTCACGGAGAGTAATGGCAGCACCACAAAGTAGAGGACAACTTATAAACTTCGGTTTGCGTAAACTGGGATATCCTGTATTGGAGATAAATCTTGATACTGACCAGATACATGATGCACTTGATGACACGATTCAATTATATCAGGAGCGTCATTATAATGGTATTGAGAGAATGTATCTCAAATATAAAATTACACAGGAAGATTTAGATAGAGGAAGAGCAAAAGGCACTGATGGAGTTGGTATAGTCACTACAAGTGGTATATCAACTAATTCTGCAGGAACTGTATCAAGTAATTTTTACGAAAGTTCTAATTTTATAGCAGTTCCAGATCATGTAATCGGTGTAAATAAAATTTTTAAATTTGATACAAGTTCCATATCAGGTGGAATGTTTAGTATTAAATATCAATTATTTTTAAATGACTTATATTATTTTAACTCTGTAGAATTATTGCAATTTGCAATGGTAAAAAGATATCTTGAGGATATTGATTTTCTACTAACAACTGAAAAACAGATAAGATTTAATCAAAGACAAGATAGATTATACTTAGATATTGACTGGGGAGCACAATCATTGGACACATTTATTATAATAGATTGTTTCCGTGCTCTTGATCCTGAAGAATATAAACAGGTTTATAATGATCCATTTGTAAAAAGATATTTTGTGGCATTAATGAAAAAACAATGGGGAATGAATCTTATTAAATTTAGAGGAACTAAATTACCAGGTGGAATTGAATTAAATGGTAGAGAGATTTATGACGATGGAGTCAGAGAATTAGAGGAACTCAGGTCAAGAATGATGATGGACTACGAGACACCTCCTCTAGACTTCATTGGGTGATGAATAATGGCATTAAATCCACATTTTTTACAAGGTTCTAGAGGTGAGCAAAGACTTGTACAAAGTTTAATTAATGAACACCTTAAAATTTATGGTGTTGAAGTTACCTTTATTCCTAGAAAATTTGTAAATCAGGAGACAATCCTTGAAGAAGTCACTGCATCAAAATTTGATGATAATTTTTTAATTGAAGCATACGTTGATAACTATGATGGTTATGCAGGTGCTGGAGATGTATTAACTAAGTTTGGTATGAGTTTGAGAGATGAAGTAACTCTTACCATTTCTAAAGAAAGATTTGAAGAATTTATTGCACCTTTTATGGAAGCAGATGATGACATTGAATTATCATCTCGACCTCGTGAAGGTGATTTAGTATTTTTTCCACTTGGTCAAAGATTATTTGAAATTAAATTTGTAGAGCATGAAGAACCTTTTTATCAATTAGGTAGTAATTATGTTTATAAACTCAAGTGTGAGCTCTTTGAATATGAAGATGAAGTTATCGATACTTCTATAGACG